GTTAGCGATCGCGGTTTGATGCTAACAAAGACCTAGGCTTAAGTGCGGAGGACTTCGTGGGTGGTTATGAAGAAACCATTCGTGAAGCAACGAATGTATGTCTGGTGTTTTGGTCGGCGCTTAAGTCCCACTTCCCCGAGGAGGAGTGGGCGGGTTCAAGTTTTCGACTTGGCTCTATCTGCCCTTCAGTGGATGCCCTTGATGAACAAGGAGCAGTCTTGGATTCCCGTTGCTAAATACCATTTATCATGGATTTTTGCCAAATACGAGAATCAAGAGGAACTGCCCCCTGTTTGCTCTGAAAACTACTGGAAGGAAGGAAGGATATTGGTGGGTAACCTCGGGTATCGTTTCATATTACGTGCTAAGGGCTTCCGTCGTCGGGCGCGGATCTGGAGGAATACTATTTTACATGGTATTAAGAAAGGTCTGCCCCAGATGCGGGAAGAACAAGTGCGTGCGGCCTGCTTTAAGATGGCAGAACGCCTCACTGGAAATGAAACGACTCCCGATTGGATGCTTGAGGAAATTGAGAGAACAGCGTACGAAATCTTTGGACGTGTTCTGTGGGAGGATATAGAGGATGTAAAACCTTGGACTTCGGTCTCGGCTAACGCTTGTTTTGAAAACGGACGAGCCTCAGGTGGAAACCTGGGGTTCATCCGTGATCGGGACTGCGAAAGTTGGAACCGTTGTCTAGGTCTGCGTCAACTTTCTTCTATGGGATATTACCCTCGTCGGAATGAGGTAAGAGAGCTTTATTGGCCCTCTTGGCTCTGGGATGACGAGGTTAAGGTGATGAGATGGGAAGCATTGAACAAACTTCAGGAGCCCGGGAAGGCGCAGGTTGCTGCGATTCTCGAGCCCTTGAAGGTGCGTTTAATTACGGCTGGTGATACTCTTTCGAATGGCCTATGGAGTAATCTCCAGGGGTTCCTTTGGAAAAAGCTTCAGAAAATTCCGATCTTCGCTCTCACGGGTCGTTGGGTAAATACCGACGATCTTTGGGAGATTGAGGCGAGGAGTTCTCTGGAACTCGATCTTTGGAACTCGGGAGATTTTTCCGCGGCTACCGATACGATTCATGGTGATGCGACGAACGCTTGTAGCTCTATGGTAGCAGGTGATCCGTTGATTCACGGGATCCTAAATAAAGGTCTGACGAATACACATATTTCTTTTCAGAACTTAGGGCTTAAGTCTGAAGCTGGAGGTTTTCCTCCCAGCTTTAAGACCACTTCTGGACAACTTATGGGATCTGTCTTTAGTTTTCCTTTTCTCTGTTGCATTAATGCGGCAGTCTATAGGAAAGCTTTTGAAGATTTCTTCAAAGTTACTCGGGAGCTTAAGGATCTACCCGTCCGAATTAATGGCGATGATGTTCTCTTTAAAACTAATGCAGCAATGCAAAAGCTTTGGGAATCGTACATCGGCTTAGTCGGATTAAAGAAATCTGTTGGTAAGAATTATGTGTCGTCTCGGACTGCTGTCATAAACTCTACGTACTTTGACGTCTCGTCTTGGCTGGAACCTGTTGCCCTCCCTTATTTTAATATGGGATGGTGTACAGGGGTACGGAAAGGCGGTGACTCGTTGGAATGGTCCCCTCTTAGGATGAGGGCCGTTACCGACGAGCTGGACGGATATTGGCGGAGTGGAGGATGGAAGGATCGGTCGCGGGTGCAGTCCTTTAAAGATGAAATCTATAACTGGAACACTGAACAAATAGAAGAGTGTGGTTTGCCTTTTGATAAAGGACCCCTCGGACTTAATCTAGGGAGAGAAGATAAACACTTCTCTGACCGGGATAAATTTCGTTGGTGGGTTACTCAGAAGCTTGAGACCACTCCTCTTCTGGGGGTTCAAGAGATACCTAAGAGTATCTCTCCCTGGAAGATTTGTATGTTCGGATCGGTTAGAGATTTTCCTTATAGAGGACTGCAACTGGCCTTCAAGATGGAGAAACAGAAGTTGGAACGGACTTGGAAACGTCAAGGCAGGGATACAACATCCTGCTTTGAACAGTTTCACTTAATGAACAAGTCGCGATTCGTTGGGGGTTTGGTACGCGGATTCTGGAAAGAATTCCGTGATGCCCACTTCCATTTCGGCGTTCTATAGGCCCAGTACTTTAGGGCGTTCCCCCGTGGGGATCGACGGTGTAGAGATACTACGCCGGTGAAAGTCCGGAGATGATATGGAGAATGAGGTAAACACTTGGTCTTGCAAGTCCATAGGATATGCAAGTTAAAGTCTCTGAAGGAGACGCCAGGGGTTAAGCCTCCGAGCCATCATCGCCGATTCCACGTGATCGGGAGAACGTTCAGTTCGTACTTAAAAC